ATAATGTTCAAGTTCAATTACTTAACTCAGATGCAGCAACAACAATCCAGTTAGGTACTGATTCTGCAACACAAGATGTCCATCCAGTACAAATCGACAATGCTAATGTAAACCTTCCATATTTTGCTCAATATTACGCAACCGGACAATCTACCGCTGGAGATGTAAAAGCAACCGTCAACTATACCATTGCCTACGAGTAAGGTTTATTCGATTGCTTTTGTTTTACGGGGCAGAAAAACTGCCCCATTTTCTTCTAGAGGTACTATGTTAAAGTTCATTCTTATTTTCTTGACTCTATCTGTATCTATAGTGGCTCAAGCCAGTGTGGTTATTATGGGAACTCGCGTTGTTTATCCCGCAACGCAAAAAAGTATTAATGTTCAATTAAATAATGACGATGAATCCCCCGCATTAATTCAGTCTTGGTTAGATACCGGAGATGCAGCTGCAGCACCAGATTCAATTCATGTTCCTTTTATCATTACTCCCCCCATATTTCGTATGGAGCCGAAATCAGGGCAAACCATCCGGATTGTCTATACCGGTGAATCATTACCACAAGATAGAGAGTCTCTTTTCTATTTAAATGTCTTAGACATTCCGGCAAAACCTAAATTGGAAGAAAATTCGGAAAACTCAGAGGGAAATAACAATTACTTACAATTAGCCGTTCGTAGTCGCATTAAGTTTTTCTTTCGCCCTGATAATCTCAACGTAACGCCTGATGATGCTTACCAAAAAGTGACTTGGCATCAGGAAGGAGCACTACGCATTAAAGCGATTAACCCAACACCTTATTACATCACTTACAACAAAATCTCAGTGGGTCAGGATAAACAGCTAACGCCTGTTGAACAAAGTGGGATGATAGCTCCTTTTTCTTCAAAAATATTTTCACTTAAAGAGAAGCCAATATTAACAAATAAAGTCACTTGGGTTGTTGTTAATGATTATGGTGGATACCAACAAGGTGAATCTACTTTGGAATAAGGTAATATAATGAATTTTAATAACCAATTACACCTCATTTCCTATCGTTATTCTCTTCCGTTTTGTGTCGCTTTAGGGATTGGGGTGATAACAATTTCTTCATTCGCTGCTGAAGAAGCTGAATTTGATCCTAGCTTTTTGCATTCAGTACAAGGAAAGAATGCGATTGATATACGTCGCTTTAATTATGGCAACCCTATTCCTGAGGGCAAGTATTACGCTGATATCTATCTCAATAATGAATGGAAAGGAAAAGCTAATGTACAGTATTTATATACTGACAATGCGAATACGTCGACGTTATGTCTAACGCCGGAATTACTTTCATTAATTGATGTCGTCAAAGGCACTGTTCCTGAAAACAGTTATAAAGCCACTTGTTATCCCGCCTCAGAAGGACTCCCCTCAGCAAAATTTCATTTTGATTTATCCACTTTAAAGCTGAATATAGAAATTCCTCAGGCACAAGTGAATACTCGACCTCGAGGATATATTGCCCCTGCACAGTGGCAAAGTGGAGTCCCTGCCGCATTTGTCAACTATGATGTTAACTATTATCAATACAATACTCCGGATATAAATAATGAGCAGACTTACCTTGGGTTAAAAGCGGGACTCAATTTATGGGGATGGGCTTTTCGTCACCGTGGTGGTGAAAGCTGGAATAATGGTCATTCTACCGGATATCAGAATATCGAAACAAATGTGACGCATGATATTGCTCGGTTACGGGCACAATTCACATTAGGTGATTTTTATACGAATGGCGAGTTAATGGATAGCCTTAGCTTACGGGGAATTCGATTAGCATCGGATGAACGAATGTTACCCAACTCTTTACGTGGCTACGCTCCGATCGTGCGAGGCATTGCTAATAGTAATGCTAAAGTTACGATTTATCAAAATGCTCACATCCTTTATGAAACAACTGTGCCTGCTGGCCCCTTTGTCATTAATGATTTGTATCCCAGTGGATATGCTGGCGACCTTCTTGTGCAAATAACCGAATCTAATGGACAAACAAGAACATTTACGGTTCCTTTTGCTTCTGTTGCCCAACTTATTCGTCCCGGATTTAGCCGTTGGCAAATGTCAGTGGGACGCTATCGTTATGCAAATGAGACATATCATGATTTAATTGCACAAGGCACATATCAATATGGTTTGACAAATGATATCACTTTAAATAGTGGACTGACCACAAGCTCAAAATATACCGCAGGATTGGCTGGTGTTGCTTTTAACACGCCGATTGGGGCAATTGCATCTGACATTACATTGTCCAGAACAACATTTAATCACTCTAACGTAACGCGTAAAGGCTACAGTTTACATACTAGCTATAGCGTCAATATTCCGACCACGAGTACAAATATCACGTTAGCAGCCTATCGTTATTCATCTAAAGATTTTTACCATTTGAAAGATGCGCTATTGGCTAATCACAGTGAATTTATTGATGATGTTTCCATAAAAAGTGCCGCATTTTATCGCCCTAAAAATCAATTCCAAGTTTCAATTAATCAAGAATTAGGTGAAAAATGGGGAAATATATTTTTAACTGGTACCACTTATAATTACTGGGAGCATAAAGGAAGTCGTAATGAGTATCAGATGGGATATAGCCATTTTTGGAAAAAACTTGGTTATCAGATTGGCTTTTCTCAATCACGAGATAATGAGCAACAACGCCGAGATGACAGATTTTATGTGAACTTTACGCTTCCTTTGGGAGAGCGTGTTCAAAGCCCCATTTTTTCTACTGTCTTAAATTATAATAAAGGCGAGAAAAACAGCATTCAAACATCCATCAGCGGTATCGCTGGGGAAGATAATCAATTCTCTTATGGTATTTCAGGTAATAGTCAGGAAAGTGGACCTTCCGGCTATGCGATGAATGGAGGCTATCGTTCACCTTATGTAAATGTAACCGCAACCGTCGGGCAAGATACTCAACATAATCGTCAAATGTCATTGGGTGCGTCGGGGGCCGTTGTCGTACATCCTTATGGAGTGACGTTAAGTAATGATTTAAGTGATACTTTTACCATTATCCATGCAAAAGGAGCACAAGGTGCGGTCATTAATAATGCACCAGGTAGCCGATTAGATTTTTGGGGAAATGGTATTGTGCCTTATGTCACGCCTTATGAAAAAAATCAAATTAGCATCGACCCCACTAATTTGGATTTGAATGTTGAGTTATCAGCAACAGAACAAGAAATCATTCCTCGCGCTAATAGTGCCACGTTAGTGACATTTAATACTCAAACAGGGAGAAGCCTACTATTTGATATTCGAATGCCAGATGGTAGTACTCCTCCAATGGCTTCCGAGGTTTTGGATGAGCATAAGCAGTTAGTCGGATATGTGGCTCAAGCTGGACGCTTATTTACCCGCGGTCTTCCTAAACAAGGTCAACTTGATGTGATATGGGGACCAAATCATGACGATAAATGCTCATTTACATATCATGCGACACGCAATGAAACTGACATGCGACCTCAAACCATTCCTGTTCAGTGTATACCGCACTCTAATTAGGAACAAACCATGAAAAGAATCTTTGTCATATTATTTCTTTTAACTCTATTCCCTAGTCTAGCTGTTGCTGGTGCAGATGACTACGTACCGTCTCCAATAACAATCAACACATCTACCCTCCCTGTTGTTGTTATTGGTCCTGCTGATGCCCATACTTACCCACGAGTGATAGGGGAACTCACCGGAACAAGTAATCAATATATATTTAACGGCGGTAGTTTAATAGCATTAATGCGTGGAAAATTTACTCCTACATTACCTAAAATAGGCAAAATCACATATAACTTTCGCCAAGGAAATAACACTCAATCTTCCGATTTCGATATATTTGATACTGGAGTTCCAGGGATAGGTATTATTATTGGTATGGCGGGCTATTGGCCTGCAACGCCATTGGTTCCCATAAACAGCTCAAGTATATATATTGATCCTGTTGCCGCCAATACAAATCCAAATGCTTATAATGGTGCAACTGGAAGTTTTGGTGCTCGTTTATATGTTGCTTTTGTCGCAACAGGACGATTACCTAATGGGTATGTAACGATACCAACCAAACAACTGGGCCATATTTTATTGGAATCTAATCGGGCAAGTTTGAATAATAAAAGATTAACAGCTCCTGTTATGTTAAATGGAGGGCGCATCCAAGTGCAAAGCCAAACATGCTCGATGAATCAAAAGAATTATGTTGTTCCATTAAATACTGTCTATCAATCCCAGTTCACGTCTTTGTATAAAGAAGTGCAAGGAGGGGAAGTTAATATACAACTTCAATGCCAAGACGGTATTGATGTTTATGCTACATTAAATGATGCGACCCAACATGGGAATCGTTCTGATATATTAACATTAGCAACGGATTCTACGGCAAAAGGCGTTGGGCTAAGATTATATAAAAATAATGAAGTAACTGCGATTAGTTATGGTTCAGACACTCCTAACAAAGGAAATCAAAATCAATGGCATTTTTCAAATTATAGAGGAGAGATAAATCCACGTATAAAATTAAAAGCTAATTATATAAAAACAGAAAATACTATTACGCCAGGAAGTGTAAAAGCAGTAGCAACGATTACTTTTTCATATCAATAAAAATTAATTGAGTTTTATAAGTAGAGTAAAATGCTTTTATAACAAATGCTTTTTACTCTGTTAAACTTAAAAATCTGTTTATTGTTGGAGAATGAAGTTCATGAGTACAATTAATTCCATTATTGCTTATAGAATAAAGCAAAAAAGAAAAGAATTAGGGATGACAGGGAGGGAAATAGCCCATTCATTGGAAATAAGTCAACAGCACTATTCACGTATAGAGAATGGATATACCAAAATAACAGTAGAACATTTATTCTCTATCGCGTTTATTTTAGGTGTCAAACCTAAAGAACTATTGCCTAATTATAATTTTTCAAATGAAAAAGAGATAATTAAAGCAAAACAATCATTATCAGCAGAAATCATTATGCCAATAAAGAAAAACGACATGTATCCTACATAAATATAGACAGGTATTTATTTTATTAAAAATAATGTGAACCATTAAGGATATAAAAGGGAATACGTTGCTCTACATGATGTTGCCGATGAACATCACGTATCCATTCACTCACAAAAATCTGTTTTCCCCGAAAACGAATCCCCATATCCCCGTATTGCGCTTGGCCCAATCAATGTGGTCATCCTGATAAGACGCATTCACAAACTGACTGGTTGCACAGACTAAAGGCAAGCTATATGGAGTCTCTACACTCCCCTTCCGTAATAACAATGCCATTGATTGTCCTCGGGTAAAAGGCAGATAGTCCGTATTAAAGACCCGTGCTCCATCTTCACTGTACAGTGATAACCCCCCAACGTTTCTTCGGGGTCAAAACCATTCCTGAAACGAATACACACACATAAATGTCTGTTTGGGCTGAGCTGTATAATTGCTTTTTATGCGCTAAATAGCTCACTTCCGCTTGAGAGTTGGTGGTATGATAAAACACAACACACTTATCTAAATGCGATAATATTGTCGGCAAAGACCAATAGCGCCCGCCTTTAAGGTGGATTTTTTGTCGAAACACACAATAAGCCATTTGTGTATTACGTGTAATCGCACTTCGAAATCCCTGAAAGGTCCATACCACTTTTATCTAACTTTTTACTAATATCCCCCAGCACTTTTTTAACACCATCGAGCGTAACTCGTTGCTCGTTTAAGAACTACGTAATATCTGATGCAATAGCGGTCATACGATTATTAGCGTCGCTGTATGAGTTCGGCTCAGTGAGATTAATGCTGTAACTAGTGTTTTTTACGGTAAATGTAGCCGGTTGTGAAATGACTAATTCTGTATCGCTATTAACCCTGTCCACCATATAAATAAAATTAGCATTACCATTTTTAATTAAAATAATGGTACCTGTGCCAGAGACAATAGCAGACCCTGACACTGTGCTAACAGTGCCTGTTGTGTATATCATGATTTATTTCCTAAAATTTAGATACAAAAAAACCACATTAGTGCGGTATTTAATCTTCTAACATTGAAACGTCTATCATAAGCCCTTGTTCCATTAATCCAGAACCTTCTCGACTCGGAGGCATACTTATCCAGCCATCCTCTTCTCCTAAGAACTCGTATCGATACTCAAATGTTAACCCTCCCACATCATCAACCAAGACATAACGCTCGCTATATCTTTTGAATGTCCAAACTTCATCCCACGTGTCAGGGTCTATGTAGCTTCGTATGTTTGTATTATGAAAATACCCCATAGAGCGAGTCTTAATCATGCCATACCGATGACCACTTTTGCCTGCGATTCTTAATGAGCCTTTGCCAGCGCTCCCCGTATTGACATCATAATATTTCTCAAAGCAGACCAACTTAGCAAGAGATGAAAATTTCATTTTCCCTTGCTCATCATAAACTTCAAGACCAACTCCGTGTTGAGGTATGCTTACCTTGGAAATCGGAGCAACCATCCATTGGCTATTTAACGCATAGATTCTCGGATAGCTATCATGAGGGCCTGATGATGACGTTAGTTCATCAGGAGTTGCTTTTCTCAAAACACATATTGTTTCGAGTTTATCGGTTAATTGTATCAGCCTATTATTTGTGTAAATTTCTACACCAACCATTTCACACCACCCATACGACAACATGACTTGAGAATGAGTCATTCGCTTGTGTCTGCCCACCACCAGAGCCATTGTTCTCCCAGCGATAGATATTGTAATCAACGCGGTAATTTAACGTGTTCCCAGATATGGAGTACTCTGTTCTCTCATTAGGCTTATCTACATGAAATTCACCACTCCATCGAGAGCGATACCGTAGCCAGAAATGGCAAACAACCTCACCTCCTAAGGAAATCTCAGGAATAGTAAGAGATCCATATTGGGACAAAGGAAGGTCAAATTGCCCCAAGTGGCGCGGTATAATAGTGTCTTCTCCAATAATGAGTCGCCCTTTCTCATCATATATTTCTAAACCCATGCCCATTACCATATCCCCATTCTGATACGCATTGTGCCTTTTTTATCAAACAAACGTTTTAATATGTTTGTTTCAATCCAGTACCCCTGAGCGTTATTCCCATATTTAATTTCTTCACCAGTGCGCATATTAAGTTGATAGCCCACCTTGTTTGCATGGCTGAAATTGGTTGATTGCAATACATTAGCTATTTTTGCACTGGTAATAGTTGCATCACCAATAAAAGCTTCATTAACAACCACCTGTCCATTCTTCACGATAAACGGTGTCACCACTTTGCCATTTAATGACGATATCACTGCAAAGTTTTGGGCATTGACCAGAAATTGGCTATTTCCTTGTGCATTAAACCCTAAGCCAATGCCCGTAATGACTTTATTCCCTTTGCTATCTTGCTGAACTTTCATTGTCCATGATGCGGAAATTTTGCCATTTATGTCGGTGACCACTTTCGACGTTTGTTCGATTTTGGCTGAACTTGTACCCACTTGGCTTTCAAGGCGAGTGACTTGCTGGGCGGTAGAGGTCACTTTACCTGAGACCTCAGTCACCTTAGTTTCAAGTTGGTTTACCGCATTCGCCGTTGCATTGGCTTTCTGTTCGCTGGACTTAGGTACTTCATTCGCCACAAATCCTTTTGGTGCCACCGATTGTTTGTTATTGGTATAAGTGCGGGTGATAATTTGATGGTTAACACTTTTATGCTTAGTGAGCTGATATTTAGCCCCTCCTCGCAAATAGATATATTCCACAGAACCATTCGTTAATTGAGCTGGCCCCATCACAGGGGATTGATTTGTCCATCGCCAATCAAAATTATCAATGATGCGGTTTTCAGACTGGGTTCCCCATCCAGAACCACTCACTTGCCATTCCACAATCATGGCAAAACCTTTGGTATTGTGAGTCGCATAGCTCGGTTTATTGTCTCTATATTGCCCTAATGTCCTAAAAACCTTAAAGGCATAACGTCGAGAAGTTACTAATGGCAAAATAATCGGATAATAGGTGTTTTCATTGAGTTTAGATAAATCTAAATCCACCACCACAGACTCCGTTAAATCGGCTTTCACTGTATCTAATTTGCTGGATAACGTTTGTACCTGAGAGGTTGCAGACGTCACTTTGCCATCAATATTAGATACTCGCGTATTTAACGCATTCACCACACTGCTATCAGCTTTCCCCTTAAGATTTGAATTGAGCGTTGAAATCTCTTGCGTTTGTGCTTGCTGTTTCGAGGTGAGGGTTTCTAATGATTTATTAATCGCGGAAACATTCCCATTCATCCGTGTTTCCAGTGATTGTCGGGCTTTCGCTTCTGCTTGGTCGCCTGTAACACGTGCTTGTTTCTCTGCGGAAATGAGTCCTGCGGTGACTTTCGATAAATCATTACCGGTATAATCACCACGAAGTTGAGTGGCTAAGAATTGGCGTTGTTGTGCTTCGGTTTTATCAGTCTCAATACGTGCTTGTTGCTCTTGTTTAATTGCGGCTGCCTGTGCTTCTGTTGCCGTTGAAACTTGATTTATCCGCTCAGCCAGTAATTTTCCTGCCTCCTCCCATTTTTTTTCACTTTCTTCAATCGTTGCTCCATGCCTCATCAACTCAGATAAAATCTTGTCATGATTTATCCTCATCAACTCATGTAATTCAGTAATATCGATTTGGTTAGCTTTACTGTTAATTTCACCCAATAAGTCTTGTGCGAGTTGGTCTCGGCTGATTTGCCCCGCTAATTCATCAAGAATAATACTAGCATCAAACTCAGATTCTCCCAGAATAAACTCAGTCCATTCGGAATGATTACCTATTTTATCTACCAGTCTTGCTCTAAAATAAAACGTTAAACCTGCTGATAACCCTGCCATTTCATAGGTTTTTGAGGGATAAGGAACATCAGATAACAGCATCAGACCTTCACCATTATTGGTTTTGCTGTACTGAATTTCCGTTTTTAACGTATCACTGGTGTTTTCACCAAATTCCCAGCCTAACTTAATGCCAAATACGAGCGGTGAAGCTCTAAAGTTTACAGGTTTAGGCGGGCTCCCTACTTTTCCTGTCAGTGTTGTTTCTGGCGCATTAGTCCATACACTGGATATTTCAGACGCATTTATCGCACGAACTCTCACCTGATAACGACCAGCATAAATGCCATCAACTTCAAACCCACATGTCGATGTTCTTGGCATTGATACCCAGTTATTATTATCTCTCCGCCATTGAGCCTCATAGGTAATGGCATTATCAACTGCATCCCAATCAACACGCAGAGTAATAAATGAAATACCTTGATTAACCTGAGAATAGGATGATATACGAATGTTTTTAGGTGGTGCTTGCACACTCGGTGGAACAATGGTGATTGGACGCTCACCTATTCTTGCGCCAGAGTCAATGTGATCGTAATTGCTTGGGTTATGGATTGCGCCAGTAATAGTGTATGTATTATCGCCATTATCAGTAATATTAACGACCCGATAAAGTTGTAATGTTAAATCATCAGCATCAACTGTCCAAACTGCGTTTTTCTCTGGTTCCTGTGAGTACTCCGTTGAAATTGTAATGATATTATCAGCAACCAGTGATACGGTTCTTCCCTCTGAGCGCCCGTTTGGCAGATTAACAATCAACCTATCACCAGCTTTAATATTGGCTCTGCGATCAAGTGTTATTTTTCTGCCTTCTACACGCGATATACGTCCACCATTATCTCTTCCAGCCAATGTAGAATCGGCAACAGCAATGATATGACCAGGAGAAGGTATTGCCCCCTCTAATCCTGTCGCAAAACTAATAACTCTGTCGTTAGCATTGGTGAGTAACGCCCAGCGACCTCTACGGTTAGCCTCCGTCTGTCGAGTGCAACCTATCGCTGATATTTCAGTTTTGCGTACTCCGTAACGACGCTGTAGTTTAATATCGGCCACAGCCTCAATCGCATCATTACTGTGGTTATTGGTGTCTGTGTAGGAAACTAATGCTTGTGTATATCGATTTTGCTGACTACCTCCTGAATAGGTAGGCTTACCTCCAACAATATTGGCATTAGTAAACGTTCTAAAAATACTATCTGGCATATCAGCGACAACATTAACCTTGTTATCAGCCCAAAATGTCATACCACGAAAAATAGCCGCTATATCTCTCAGTACTTGGTATGCCGATTCTTGCGATTGAATATAAACATCACACAGGAATCGAGGCTCCTTACCATCACCACCATGCCCATCGGGTACCAATTCATCACAATATTGCGCAATCTTATACAGGTCCCACTTTTCAACCTGAGAAGACTGGATCCGGTCACCACAGCCGTAGCGATTATTGAGTACTAAATCATAAAATACCCATGCCGGGTTATTGGTTGCTGCAAGTTTAAAGGTGCCATCCCATACGCCTGAATAGGCCCGATTAATCGGGTCATAATTCGTGGGCACTTTGATAAGCAAGCCACCTTTTGGGCGAACGCTAATTTTAGGGATGCGATTATTAAATTGACGCGCATTGAAAGTAATAAACAATAGGGCCGTATTTGGATAACGCAATTTAGCATCGATAACATCAGTAACAGCAGAGATAGTAACCTTATCAACAATTCTGGCTGTATTCTGATTCTTAGTTAATCGTCGGACACGGATCTGCCAACCTGTATTTGCCTTGGGTAAGTCAATGCGGTGTGTTCGCTGGTATTCGCTGGTCGTTTTACCATCAAAAGCAGACTTTAATACTTCATTATATCCAGCACCATCTGTAGATAAGTCAATAGCATATTCAATTCTATAGCCTGTAGTATCCCCGTTATCGTGTTGTTGAAACAATTGAGGAACAGATAGTCTAATGCGCACAGCAGATAGCTGAGTGTTATTAATGCTCCGCACATAGGGCTGCTCGTCTTTTAATTCCAACCCTACCGATGTTTCGCTATCTACTGATGGGATACCCTGAATGTATTCTTGGTGCTCACTACCCGGTCTAAATTCCCAAGTGACACCCTCAAAATTCTTAGTACCGTCCACATTGCCAATCGGCGTATCATCAAGAAAAATACGAGTATCGTCTAAGCCACCAGCAATTTCACCTTCCGAGATAGCCAATAAAATCTTAGCTGTTGATTCAGAAAGTAAGCTATCTGGTGATTCCGTGGGCGTATGTCCGCCACCGCCACCACCTTTTGCACCATGAATTAATTCCATATTTCACCCATAAAAAAAGCCACATAGTGGCTATTCTGAAATTCGTTTATGTTATTGCTGATCTTCTGTATAAATACCTGCGGAAATGATTGCCCCACCTACCTCTCGCCTGTCCAGTCCATAAAGTAAAGGAACTGGATTTCCTTGCGCAGTAGAGTTTACAGCTCCGCCAAAGGCATAAGATGGTTTGTTATCTGAATCTTGCCTCATTGATAGACCTCGCGGTTGGGGTGAAAGCATCTGGTAAACACCACCAAGCGCCACACCAAGACCTATGGCCCCAATCAAGTCACTTGCAAATAAGGCAGTACCCCAAGGAGCAAATGTCGCGACACCGATCATGGCAATGCCCAACATAGTTTGAAAGAATCCGCCTCGTTTACTTCCTTTAATGATTGGTGCTATGCGGATCTCTTCTGTGGTATCAAGATGTAATTCATCTTCAGCAATGTTGCGCTTACCTTTAAATACAGCAAATTCCAGCCCTTTGAGATGTGCATTAGCAAGAAACTGCTCAAACCCATCATAAAGCACGGAGAGCGCCTTAATTGCTTCGCGAGGTGAATCTATATCTAATTTGTGTTCACGCCCAAATTTTGCGCCAAGAATACCATATAGACGTATTGTTTTTAGGCTCATACAAACTCTTTCCTCCGCACAATTTTTACGGTTCTATCTCGCCAATAATCGCTGTAGGGAACCAACCTGCTGAGTTGACCATAAAGATGGTGAAGTAACATACCATTCATAATCACACCAGCGTGATTAGGTACATCGGCTTGTACTTGCATAATCACCATATCGCCCTCTTTCGGCTCGCCAGTGACGTCAACAAAACCCGCTTTCTCGTAGTTATCCATATACAGGTTTTCGCCTTCTTCCCACCAATGCCGATCAACGCTGTAGTTATGTAACTCAATACCGTGTTTTTGGTGGTAGTAATCCATGATTAACGACCAGCAATCAGCATAACCAAGCACAAAAGGACGGCCTTCTAATTCGCGTTCACCTCGAGGGTAAATAATTCGAATATCACCCTCTGGACATGATGCGATCACCCAAGGCAATCCAGTTGCATCACACTGTAATTTATCTATTTCGCTAGGTTGAGTCGTTACACCATCACCACAATGGCTGTGCACAATTGCTATTGGCTCACCCCAGTCCTCAGCAAGAGCGTAATCTTCTGGAGAAAGCTCAAAATGCTCTGTTGGGTTATCTGAAAGATTGCTACAAGGAAAGTATTTTTTAACTCGACTTTTCTGACAGATAACTCCGCAAGCTTCTTTGGGATATTCGGATTTTACATATTGAAATATCGATTCTCTTAATTTTTTTGTGATCATCTCGTTAATCCCGCAGCGGGAAACCCTCCAAAATCTAATGGCTCATTCTCACCAAAGCGTTTTTTGCAATCACTAATAAGCCCACCACAACTATCTAGCGCTGGATCATCAACAGGGTTTCCTCTCTCATCAAAATATTTATTCCCTGAATATGAGCACCCATTACCACTACGATAATCGCCTTTCATGCACCAGTAACAAAGATTATGAATTTGTCGAACGGGTATCATTACTCCCTGCAAATCAAACGGGCTAGACAGCTCGAACTCTACGGATTCGCCAGCCACCTCATTAGTTTTACGATCGATGTAATAAACTTGTTTAAAGCATTCGTCTGGATTAGCTGTTGAATTTCCCTCAGGAAAGTTTTTAGCATCAAGATAGTGAGCAAATGTCTCATAAATAGTCACTTTGGCTTGCACCATGTCGTCAAACTGAAGACATAGAGATGAAATTAAGCCATCTATATTGGCAACCTTTAGAGATGGTCTCGCTGGACTACCATCACTATTTTTTGCCATTCCTTCAACTTCATAAGGCCATGCCCCGTATTCATTGCCTTGCCACCAAATTGGTTTTGGCTTGATATCACCATTAGATTGCTCTATCTCTTCTGGTGTATGAGGTAGATTGTAAGCATGGAAGCGAAGAATGGGCCCATCAAACTCACTGCCATCCACCTCAATTAATTGAACCTTATTACCCGGCTCTAATTTTTGTACATCTGCTGTGATATTCATGCGCTAAATGCCTGTTCAAACGTAGCTGACAATTTCATTACTCCACCAGATATGGGGATCATCGATATTGAATCAGCTTTAACTCGATAAAGACCTTTTTCACCAAATGGAGGTGTCCAAATAAATGATTTTACTGTGTGTTGCCGAATGAATTTAAAAATAAGCATCACCTCATCTTTCAATCCCATATAAGAGAATGGCCACGTTTGAGATTCTGGATTAATACCATCACCAGCAACTTGTTTGTAACCATCTCCAAATTCAACTTCTTTAATACGGTGCTTGAACTCACCGCTTGGCGAATCTTGTATTTGTGTTCGCCATTTAAACTCTTCCATTGGTTACTCCAATAAAAAAAGGCGACACAAAGCCGCCTGATCAAATATCAGGATATTAATAAATATCCATTAGGTTATTTTATATATTCAGCCCAGAGAAACTTACCGAAGGAATGGCTGACTTACTTCGATGGAGAATTGAATATGTTAGTTAGTGAAATGGCTAAAGACATAGAGACCCTTCAAACACGTACTCTTGCTTTAGAGTATATAATTCAAGTAATGATTAGGAATATGTCTGATATTGAAAAAGAAAAACTTATTAGTGAATTAAATAAAGTATCGCATGATAGTCCTGTAACTATCGAGGCGTTTGGTATCATTCAGTCACATTTACATAATTAGTACCATATTATAAAGGCGGTTACTGTGCCGCCTTTATGCGATCTATCATGGTTCTTGCATATTTTTCCGCTCTCCCCATAAATGAAGCAAATGTTTCATTTGGGTTATAATCCTCTGTGTACTTAAATTGTAACTTTGGTTCTTCATCTGGGGTATTATTTCCCACTATCTCCGTTACTGTAATTTCTGACGTTAATATAGGTTTTTCACTTATTTTTATAGCCCCAATGCCATATCTTTTCACATCCCCTGTAATTTCCACTCCTGAAAATTTGTTTGATAACAATGGGAACTCTACTTTGATTTTCATAACTACCTCTCATTAAAAAGCCACAGAATTTGGTGGCTGTTATTGGTTTAATTCTTTAATTGTTTTTCTTGCATATTCTTCGGATTCTTTAAAATATTCCGAAAGAGGCTTATTAGCATCAAAGCTAGTTTGATAAACCAGATATGCTTTTGGTGGTTCAAAATCAGCTTCATTTCCCATGTATACATCTACTGGAATGCTAATTTCTTTATCTTCTGGACGAATACAAATATTTCCTAATTTTAATTTCATAAATACCTCTCTTATTAAATGATTATCTATTTCCTGATACTGCTTTAATGATCTTGTACAAATCACCACCTTCTCGCCCTTCACTAATAAAAAGGCTTTTAACTTTATTCTTTAACGATTGCTCAGCAGCTCTCACATCTATATTTGGCATTGCACTTTGTTGCTGTTCGGTTTCAATCTTGACGCCGCTCATATCAATTGTCACATTCACCCCACCACCAGCAATTTGAGGATTGCGAGCGATAAATGCTGTTGGCTGTGTAACCGACATGGGCGCAGAACCACCGACATGACCACCTGAAGCATAACCTCTCTTTCCTGCATCCATTAGTCGATAGAGATTATCTACACCTAATCGTTGCGTTGCTTCCTTGGTAAAGACGAACTCGCCTTTATGTACTACACCCGCTGGATCATGTTTTCCACCATCGCCTGTATAACCACCACTTGCAAACCCAAAGAAATTACCTACCGCACTACCACCAAATGCCGCTTTCATAGCATTTAGCATAGCCATCTGCATTAACATCTTGGTGGTCATTTCTAAGAATGAGCGAGTGAAGTCAGCAAAATTAGCTTTGCCCGTCAATACAAAATCAGAGAGACTGTTACTCATGCCTTGGAATGCTGATTGACTAATTTGAGCTACGTTACCGTAAACGTTTGTGGCCTGATCTTGGAATTCAGCAAAGCCTTTCTTAACGCCTAACTCCCAGTTAGCACGAATAGAGTCTTCCTTAGCATAATACTCCTCTAAAGCTTTTCTCTCGTCTGGTGATTTAGCTTTCTCTAGTGCGATGTCTCGTTGATACATGCGGCCAGACTTACCAGCTCCCAACTCTAAGGCGCGACTTCTGGCATTAATTTCTTCAACACGTTTAAGTTGCTTATCTAACTCACGATTATGTAACTCCTGAAGCTTAACCTCATCACCAGCTATGGCCAATGCTTCTTGAGAAGCAAGAATGTAGTCCTTTTTAGCCAGCAACGCCTTTTCGTCCTTGGTTAACTGTCTTGTTTTCTGAGCCTCCTCAAGGATTGATATTTTCGCCTCCATATCCCACAGCTTTTTACGCTCAGAGCTAATCACATCACTGACTGTTTTATGCTCTTTTAGCACCTTCAATTGTGCTTGCAGGGATAGTAGGGCTTGATTTGCTGATTCATCTACTCTAGTACCATAATCTGGTCGGTAGGTTGGGGTTTTACCTTTACCTTTGGCTTTTTCTTTCTCGTAACGCTCTTTCTCTCGGCGGATGGCTTCATCTTTTGCAGCTTGAGATGCATCCGCATTATTTATTATCTCCTTGAGTAGTCTCTGGTGCTTTTCCTCTGCGGTTTCGTATTGTCGCTTTAATTCTTGATCGGCTCTAAATTGCGCCTTTTTACGCTCTTCCTCATCTCTTGCGGCTTTTTCTCTTGCGTTTTTAATGTCACGTTGAAATTTTTCTTCATTTAATAGAGCGAGTTTACTTTTAACTTCATCTACGGTTAACCCTGTTTTGTATCGTAGTATATCTTTTCCAGCAGGTTTTATTTGAGCTTCAATTAAAGCTTCTTCATACTCTTGAATTTGCTGCTCAAGAGTCTTCTCCCTGCCGATATTTAACATTTTATCCCATGCTTTTTCAGCTTCATTGCCAACCCATTGCCAAGCTTTTTCAAGCGTACCTAGATTTTCCTTTATCTGTTTGGTTCGCTCATCCATAGCATTGGCATATGATTCCATAGCCATTTTAGCCGCTTCTTGCTCTTTTCCTTGCGTCTGAAGTGTGGTTATTTGTTCTAATTGGGTAGCAGTTAAAAAATGTAATGATTTATCTAATTCAGTGACTGCTTTAACTGGATCTTCTTGCAATCTCTGAAATTGCTTTATTGTCTCATCAACCGATTGACCAACGGCTTTTTCCATAGCAGCAGCGGTTTTAGATACCATGTCAACATCTCGGCCCGAGAAAGCACCAGATCCAACTACTTTTGAGATAGTATCAGCCATTCCATACTGAGCGATCCCATTCCCCGATAAGCTTCTAGCCAAAGCATCCAGCTGTGCAGCTGTTCTTCCTGCATAACCACCAGTAAGAATTAACTGCTTATTATACTCGCCAAATTCTTGCGACCCTTTATACGCGGCTAACGCCACAGCTGCCGCAGCACCAGCAAAACCAAACATAGCAACTCTTGCAGGGGTAATAAGTGATGCTAACGCTTTTAGTGAGTTACCGACACCACCAAATGAGTCCTTTATTTGCCCCCCTTGTTGTATCATCACCATCCAAACAGGCATTCCTGATGCTAATGACGTAACAATATCTGTCATTTGGGCTGGTAGTTGTCGCATAGCGTTTCGATATTGACCAATAGTGATTGAGCCATTTAAGAATGCTTTTTCTTGCTCTTTTAGCTTGTTGATCATCGGCGCGGCTTGTTGCGACACGCCAAGTTGAGCCGCTTTTAGCTCTAAAATCTCTGTCCTCGTTTTGCCTATAATTTCAGTTTGATTTTTCAGTGAATTTAAAAAATCATCAGCAGCTTGCTTGGCTCTATTTGTTGCTGCCTCTTGAGCTAACAACGCCCGCCCTTCAGCAGTAAGGGACATATTAACTCGTGTTAATTTATCTCTAGTCTGTTCAAGTATGGCGTTATAGTCTGCAAACTGATCCTTTGGTAATATCCCTTTTTTATTTGCCTCTATTAATTTTTGAGTGGCTTTATCAAGCGCATCAAATGCTTTATTGGTTGGATTTATTGAATTTAATAAGTCATCAAGTTCTTTCTTTTGCCTCTTTATCGCGTCGGCTGCTCTCTTTTGATGATCAACCCCTCTATTAAACTGGTCATTTAAATTTCGCGAAGAACCGCTTACCTTCTCTGCTGTATCGCCGAACTCCTTTAACTTTTGTGTGCCACGCTCCAGATCTGACGTATCAGCCTTTAATGATATTGTTGCTATATCTGCCATTTAATTTCCTCCAGATATAAAAAAACCACCCGAAGGTGGTTGTATTTTAGAATATGGTATTATAGAGAGTTTGCCAAAGCGTCTGATTTTTCCTTAATCATTATTTCATTCTGTTTTTTTTCTTCTTGTTTTATTTTTTCAATAAATTCAGATTTGTAAAACAAAGATATAATAACTGACCTATTATCGCCAGTGGCATTCAACATAATCATAACACTACTGGAGTCATTACCTTGAAACAAAGATACATATTTACCACAACCCTCATTATTTAGGCATTCTGGTAGAGTAAGCATTCCTCTTGTTCTATTCTTCCATAAGTATTCTTCAGAATATTGTTCACTGTACTTTGAAGATAATGCTTGTTTTAATATGTTATATTTCTCAATAACTTTACTATCATCATCGTCATACACATAAATCAATGCATCTACATTAATTAATCCATACTTATCGTCAATACTTACACTGTACATATCCAGACCATCAATTAATGAGGAATCATTTTTGATGAGATGCTCTTTCACTCTATTTTTTTCATTACCAATTAACTTTATATTTCCAGTTTTGCTGAGCACATCACTGTATGTCATCCCCCATTTTAATCCAAATGGGGCTGATATTTTTTTCTCTACTGCTAACGTTGTTGTGCTAAAAAACAAGCAGCTAACCAGCAAAGCAATCACCCCACTAATATTCAATAACTTCTTCATCCCGTCCTCTCAGTTCTTTATTTAGTTTTCTTAATGGTAGCCGAGTGTAGTCGCAAATGGGAGCAAATTGTTATAACCAACCAAATCCTTTAGCCATTAATCCAGCCAAACCTAATGCAACAGCGATGATCGCACCAAATAACATACGGAAATCGGATTTAGCATCCTTTTTAATATCTTTTATATCGTCTTTAATTTCGCTGATGTCGCGCTTAATGTATTCAACATCAGACTCTAATTTAGCTACTCGTAATTCCATATCTCCACCTCCACCATCGCCACCATAGGTAGTAGTATAAAAATCCTCAGCCCTTTCATTAGGCTTTACTATTCTTAATCTATTTCTACTTAATTTAGAGTCAATGGCTTGATTATTCATTTATTTTACTCACTTTGAAATAAGCTCTATTGCTGTTTATCATCTCTGCATTTTTTATAAATGATGACTCAATAAAGTAGGTTCCTTCTTCTATAAATTTACATTTTTCAAAGGTGAGTTTTATGGATGCCATTACTTCATTAGGCTTCCCTTGTGTATCCTTTACCTTAATTAATATCGATTTCGGATCACAAATTGGAGTTATTTTTTCACCATCAATCCTAAACAACCTATTTTGAAGAGATATTGGCTCATCATCCTTAAGGTCTAACATGAACACCTTGAAATGGAAATCAAGCACAACAGGTATTTCGTCACAATCAAAAGACAGTAACGGAGACTCATCATCACTAGGATTATATGGGTGTAAAAAAGCTATTCTTTCTGTATTCATGAGCAACAATTATTAGTAAAACGTGAATACATTTAACCATTTGTTTTAAGCAAGGTGTTACTGATCTTATTTACAGGCAACAAAAAAGACCTCAGTTAAGAGGCGTGATATGTGATCTCAAGCAAGCCATCCTTGGCTTAGATGTTTAAGCTACCTCAGCGCCATGAATGGCGTGTCGTAATGCTTTTACTCCATTGTCGTTATATCTGAATGCTTCAACCTGTTTTGAAGAATAAGCAGATTTATCTAAGAAATATTTCCCATATTCCTCTGTTTTTAATCCATGTTTATTAGCCAAGCGTCCAATTTTATTGGCAGACACTTCAAGCATTTCGCCAACCTCACCAGCGGTATAATACTTTTGTTCAAGTGCTGGCAAAGGAACGGCTTCAAACCCAACAATCGGATTGACGATATTAGCTGCTGCACACTGTTTTGCCTCATCACTCAGGTTCGGCATTAAGTCGAATAAGTTAGTAATGGCATCAACCGACATTTTAAGCGTTCTAGCTTGGCGGTATTCAGGTAAACCTGATTGGCTTTTGCCACTTTTTTGAGAAGCTACATGCATTGATTCCAGCTTGTCAACCAGAACACGACGAACAGCTTTTGATTCTCTAGCGGCTACACGAAGCGCTTGTTTGATATCCATTTCAATTATTTCAATTTGAGCGCCATTTTTATGACCTACAAAAATTTTGTAGGTCTCGCCATCTAATTCGTCTTTTACTCTTTCAATCAATACGTTATTACGAATTTGATTTTCACCACATGACTTACGAGCCACGTTAATCATTGATAATAACTTCTGGGTATCGATAGTTTTGTTCGTGACAGTGTTAAAACTATTTGTTAAAGTGATCTCACTCATGAAACATTTCCTTCTGGGTTTTGTTTGGGATTAGCCAATAGATCGCAACTATTGGCTTTTCTGTTTTTACCTGCATATTCTTGGCAACTCACCTTCTTGTAATCTCCCGTTAATATCTCTCCTTAAATTCATCAGAAACGCATAACCATCTTGAAATCTATCAACCAACCTTCCAGCAAGTGGTGATTCAAGTTGTCTTAGTATTGGATATATTTCTGACTTCCATGCTGAATAAAAAACATCGTAGTGATTAAATAGAGCGTTAATGTTGTGAGCATCTTTTTCCCTTTGGGTTATTGGGCGCGTGCTAACAACAACCTCATTTTTTCCTTTATTAAAATAGTGATCTTCCATTAATTCGAACACATCCCATGCTTTGTCTGTGTCTAACATTTTCGCATGGCGAGCCGCACCTCTTTCTGTCCACAGAATTAAACTTCTCGCTTTTGGTGAAATTTGTAGGTTACTTAAAGTAACTCGCAAATTTTTTAGAGCATTTCCAATAACTTTGAAGTAATGCTTACCCTCAATAAAGCGACCTGCATTACGGGAGTGGTTTACTTTTATGTTGTTACTTTTAGTATCATATAACTCAGCTAACAGTTCAGTCGTAACTACAGGTATTCCGTTATGCATAATTGCTGGGATGGATTTAACTGAATTGCTCATGTCGTTAATATTTGCTAAATTAGTCATGTCACTTATTCTCGCCCAAGAGTTTATTTGATAATGAAACCTCAATTGCTCGAACAATTGGGGTTTCTTCTTTTTTACGGCATCTCAAGTTCACCATTTTCCACTTTCTCTCTAAATACCTCTAAAATATATTCAAGCTGAACTTGAGTAGAGCGCCGTCTATTCTCCGCAACATTATCAATCCATTGCCTCATATCTGGCTTCATTCGAAATGGGTACGGCATAATTCTGTTTTTCTTTTCCATTTTATCTCCTATGAAGTATTTCAATATCACATCTTCATGATGTATTATTAGTTATATATCATGACTCACATTGTGTCAATATGAATTTTAAAGAGTTCACATATGAAAATAGATGATGGTTTTAAAAATAGAATTAGCGCCGCCAGACAAGCTGCTGAATTAACACAAGGTGAATTAGCGGAGAAAGTTGGTGTAGTGCGCAGACAGATTGCAGCTTATGAGGCTGGAAACTCCAAACCAAGAAAAAATGTTTTAACTAATTTGGCTGCTGCACTTGGTACAACATCAGAATGGCTAGCAGAAGGAACTGGAGAAGCCCCAGATTTAAGTAAGGTTGTTAAAACTATAACTCTACCTCTTATTCCAGTCCTCTCTTATTCTGACTCAGTTTTCGACTTGAATAATCCTGCTAGTTTTTCAAGGTTTGTCCCTTCAATCCCTGAAGCTAGTGATAAAGCATTTGCTTATGAAGTCATAGGTGATTCAATGACCTCTTCTTATGGAGTCAGCTTTCCATCAGGTACTATTGTTATCATAGATCCGTCTTTAGAGCCTAACCATATGGATTATGTGCTTCATTACATTGATGGGTTTTGTAGCTTTAAACAATTAATATTTGACCAAGGCGACTGGTATCTTTACTCATTAAATGATGACTATCCATCATGCGTTATTGGAGATATACGCCAAGTAATCGGGGTTGCGCTACAGGCTCAACTACCCTTAACATCTGATAGGGTCAAGGCGAATAACAAATTTAGCCCAACTGGTACGAAAATAGGTAATGATAACAATTTACAAGAAAAACTAAACACTATGGAATCCAAGCTACAGAGAATTGAAAATTTACTAAATGCTCTTACCGAAAAAAAATAACTACAGCCCAAGGATGGGCTATCAATTCTCGCGATTCGCTATAATCAAACTATATCAATAGGTTGTAGATTTCAGGCAATAAAAAACCCACCGGAGTGGGTTTATATTGATAATTGCACAAAACTATTGATGAATTCTGACTGTCAGGTAATAGAGACCAAGTAAAGTTGTTGATACTATATTTGCTAACGCAAAGGTGTAACCCCAAACAAATAAAGTCTTAAATATTTTCAAAGAACTATCGTAATGTATCATTGATACACTGTGCTCTAACTGAGGTGAAAAAAGTATCATAATCAGTCCAACACCAAACAAAATAAAACCGGCTAATGCTAAGTACCCAAACAAGTAACACAAAAATCTACGCCTTATTAATGGGATTGCTCGATATTTCCCATTAACCTTTTCTTTAACTGTGGGTGGAGTGCCAGCCATAACACTATCTATATTTTTATTGGAAAATGTAGCTATAGCAGCTAACGATGCAATATAAAACCCAATGAGTATTTGCAGTAGTCCATTAATTTGAGGGATTAGTCCGTTTTTGCCAAGAATGCTAAATGGCTTATCAATGAACCAATAAACTAGTACCACAATCAATGAAGCCGCCAATGGATACCAGATATCGTACCACCTCTTTTCTTCATGCTTGATTGTAAGGTACTTTAATGGTTGCAATAATTTCATTTTAAAGCCTTTTATGTATTTATAAGTGAGATCATCCTTGCTGCTATATCATTGTGGATAGATTCCTCACACTGCGCTATACCATCTGGCAGTATTACCTTCTCAAGCTTAGTGAACAATTGATCTGCTGCATTTTCTCTAATTTCAAGGTCTAAGCTTGATTGTCTACCATCTTTTCGATAGTTAATAATTAATTTATTATAACCATCTTCTAGAGCTGCTCCCTTTATCGTTTCTATTAAGCGACCTCTTTCCCCTCTATCTGGTTGCCTTTTTATTCCTAACTTAAGCGATCTCTCCCTTACTTCGGTATAAGGGTTTTGATCCATTTCATTTCTTACACTGGTTTTCACTAATCGCATTCCAACTAAAGATGAGCCAGCCAAGCTTTCTTCGAGTGTTCTAGATACAAGAGATACAACTTTTAGTGCTGGTCTAAGCTGGTATTCTCTATTGTTAATATTGCTAGTAAAAACTTCCTCTTTATATGCATCTTTTAACATTGCTTTAAGGAATGGCTCAAAAACACTTCTAGTTATACCTGGGACAACTTCTACAATAGCCTTATAGAAATTAACTGACGTTATTGATGGTTCGGTTTTTATTACAACATGACAAGACACAGCTATACCTTCACCGTCAAGTTTAGGCTCGACTCTCAGCGTCCCACTTTGAAGATCACTAAACACAGGGTCTGAAACTCTTTTATCAGCCAGTTGTATTAGTAATGTTAATATCCCATTGCCTCTGTCATATCTACAATCAGAGATTCTCATGGCTCTATTACCACTACTATACATTCTTATAGCATCACCAGAATAAAATAAGGACTCTAACTTTGGAGCAATCTCCGTCATTGGTATTAATGGCGCATCTTCATGAGTTGGTGTAATAATAAACTCATAAAATGATAACCATCTATTATGTTCTGATAGCACTTGGTATTTTCCATATAAAATAAAGTATTAATATATCTAATATCAACATTTACAATAAGGCAATACCAAGAATATTGTTAATTCATACAGCATGAATATAAAAACACTGGTTTTATAAACACAAGCTATAAAAGTAACCATACAAGACATACTGTATATAAATACACTATATCTTGTTTTTTTAGTGGTTCAAGAGAAGTATTGTAAAGATTCCTTTAGTTATTCTGTTATCTTCGGACAAGGTTGGGATTGGTACTTTCAGTAAACGAACCTATCTCTTCCTACTCACCAGCCGGCGCTTACCGCTTATTAGCATTTTATTTGTCAGTCATGCATTAACGTCATACTATAATGGCTCACTTCAATGAGGACATTGTAATGCCATCCAAAAAATACCTACTTGTATATGAAGCATTCGACAATACAAATGTATTCTTATTAAAAGGAAACGCTGCTATAAAAATAGAATCCGGAAAAGGTATTGAGGAAATATTGAATACCTTTACTGAAGTTGCCTGCTCTGAAGCTAGAAAAATTGATAAATATGCTAGACGAGTGGCGATAGTAAGCGTAATAGAACTTTAAATAGGTTTATTGCTTTACAAAAGCGCGACTATGGTCTCTTATGCATCACCTCTAACGCCTTAGCCTCCATAATGCGGATATCGCTAAAAACGGTCGCTCTATCTTTGATGTTGAGTAAGTCCATTATTTGGTTTAATGGGTTGTAATCCAAGCCTGTGATACCATTCATACCTACACGCCACTGTGTATTCATAGCTGAAAATACTTGATACGAATCCCAAACATCAGGCCACACCTCAACATCATCAATATCAGGCGGAAAGCCAAAAGCACGCTCGAACTCAGTCGATTCTTTTGAACTCATTCCGCCATACATTGCCTCGGCGACCGTTAGGAGTTTTTTTCGCGGTTACCTAACAGTTCGTTGTAATACGTTGATGAAATAGCACGAGAGGCTGAAGGGTAGTTATCTAACAATATGTTTAAATTTTCTTTGTTATATGGCTCTTCGATCGCCCAGTCAGCAATAATCTGCTCAAAGAACTCAGAAATCGGTTTTTCTCGCATTCCATCAAGCTCACTTACTGAGTGATGTTTAAATGTGAATGTAACTACTTCTGGCTTTTCTTTGCCGGCAACAGGAATTTTAACGTTAGCTTTGAAGGTTGGATTTGGGACGAGTGTAAATTTAGGCATTATCAGTCCTTAAAAAGCCCCTGTTTCGGGGCTGTTGTGAGTATTTATTGATTAAGATGCGTTGGTATAAATCTGCATTTCAGATTTAAGTGAGAATCGCGCTGTTACGTTTTCAACTTCGTTGATAGCAGTGTTTGGCACACGCTGGAATGAAATTGAAGCTGTGTAATAGCGATCTTCTTCTGCGCGTTTATTGAAGAATCGGATTGCAGTAACTTGCTTACTGTCGTCCAATTTTGTTAGCAATTTACGGATAGGCAGCTTAGCATCGTGAGCAAAGGTATAAACCTGTACAACACCATTTTTATAGGTATCGATAGTTTCTGCCTGCTCATCTTCAAGAAATTGAACCTCTTGAGTTTGCTGTTCCCCACCTTCTGTAGAAAGTGTCATTACCTGTGGCATGACTTCCCATGACAATACTTTCTTTAATGTTCCTGTACCGCCACCAGCAGGAAACACATTTTTATCACTTGTATCGACACCTTCTAAGGTGATTTTAGATTCAGCGACACTTGCAACACGGAAAGCACCCGAAGCTTTTTTCCAGCCAGATGTAACATGAACAATATCGCCTTTAGCAATGTCACCCACATCATCAACTGTTAGTACGGCTTCTTCGGCATTAGTTGCCTCGGTAATTTTAATTTCGTCATCGTATTTACTTGCGACGTAAACACGCGACCCATTAGGAATGTTATAGGCCATTGTTAACCTCTATTTTAGGTATAAAAAAACCGCAATTAAGCGGTGTTATCGGATTGCATTACATCGATAGGATGCACGAATAGGAATGGTATAATTTGTTTCATCTGAAATTGGAGGGAACTGGCTAGGCTCTCCGTTAATGTAGATACCCTCCCCTAATGTTAATCCATTTTCTAATCTGTTTTTAACGTCATCAGCAATAGTTGATATCTTAGCGTCCCCACCCCCTACTTTCCCAACTACGTTAATTTGGATAACACCACGATAAACAGGCATATCCAGAGATAACCCGATGTTATCCGTTTCTGCTGGCATGACATGGAGTTGAAGATAGGGATCGTTAATATCATTAAAAGGAAGATTGGGCCATGCGATTTTAAGATTTAAATCCTTGCCAATGCTCGCCACCAGCTTTCGTATTTCAGTATTAATTGTCGACTGATTCATGATTTAGTTTCCGATACGGCAGAGTTGAAAAACTGACTAAATTCCTCAGCAGTCACAGCAACCATACCGTTAGGTGCTTGTTTCGAATGCCCCATTTCAAGGCGGTAAGCATAAGGCACATTGTTTGTGAAATAGATAGCTTTCATTCCTACCTTAAATTGTTCAATAACAACGTTGCCTAACGCCTTTGTCATATTGCCTGACTTATCTATGCGCCCCGTCTCGCCTTCCGCTGGGGCATCAAATGACACCTGCCAATTACCTCTAAACCGCCCCCCTGTATAACCAGGAGGAACATAAATATCCATAGAGTCATTAACACGAACACGCTTTTTTAATTGACGTCGCTTTGGTGTTAAATTATTAGGATCTTGTTTTAGATATTCATTATGTTCAAAAACTGCTTTATTGTAGTTTGAGGCAACCCTATTAACTTCCCATAATTCAGGATTTCCAACAGGTGACATATCAACAAGCTTCGCTAATATTTTAAACCCTGTATTTTTGACAACCGTTTCAATATTTGCGTTAGATTTGTCGATAAAGATATTAATCGACTTCATGAACTGATCTGACATGTCACGCCCTCAGTTGAGACTGATAGCAGATAATAATATCAGCGGGTTTAACAGGGTTCGGTTCATGAACGCGCAACCAAACGCCATCGACAAGCACCTTATCCCCTTTCTGAATATCAATATCTGGAGGAAGTATCATTTTAATATCCGTAGAGAGAATAAGCGTGCCATCGATTTCGTAAGGTTTATATTGCGTTTTTACCCCGACAACAGAAAATAACGTTTCTGGCTCAAAGTGTTCCTGCCCCTCATCATCAACCCAATGCTTACCATCACGCTTAGCCTGATAGGAAACGCCATATTTTTTCAACATCCTTAATGCTGTACTCTGCCCACGTTGATAAATGTTCATGGCTACCTCATTGCAAATGTATTAATGGCAAATCCATCCGAGACATCAATCAAGCCAGACAATAAACCTTTTAACCAAGGAAAGTTTGGTGCGCCAGTATTAGTGCCTTCGGCATATTGCACAGTAATAGCGCCCTCAATTCGCTCTGAGGTGATTTCAGCGCCTAACGTGGGCTGTAGGTCATTTTCTACTGATTCAATCGCTAAACGGCATTGAGCTTGGATTAATTGCTTTGGTATCTGATCGCTTGGGATGGCAACACCGTCGCGAGATAGCCCTGAGCGAGGGAAAGATAAAGGTTGATTTGGGTTAGTTCGTTTACCTAACCATTTTTGCGATTCAAGATAATCCATCGCCGTAATTAGTAATGCCTCTAATCCACTATCTGCCAAAGTGATATTTCTATCCTCAGCGTATTTCTTCAAATCATCCACACTTGCGTAGCTATTAAATATTGGAGAGTTCTTATCAGGATCAATCATGCTCACCTCAAAAAAAAGAGGGGCACAAAGCCCCTTAAATTACTCGTCTGGAGAAGTTTTTTCTGTGAATGTAATTGCATCAGTATTTTGTGCAACACCATCAACAGTGGCTGTGACAATAAATTCACCCTGTGAATCAGAAGTTAATTTCACTGTCGCACCACCAGCTTTGCCCGTCTTAGATGAAGTAACGCTTAATTTACCACCTGTTGTAGACCAATTAACGGTAGCTCCTTCGACTGGAGAGCTGCCCTTGGTGTAATTAAGAGTGATCGTTACTGTATCTGTACTGTCAGCGATAGCGGACGTTTTATCCGCTGACAGGGTTACTTTCCCTCTTCGGCAGTCAGTTTAATCATGACGCCAGCGGTTAATTTGTTGCTAGTGAAATGCTTCTTCCAGTTACCTGCGGTGCCTAACTGTGTTAAATCAGGGTTTTTTCCTTTTGATTCATCCCAGCTATAGCCCAGAACGCCAACGTTAACCACGCCTTCACCACGATAACCAACTTCCAAGTTCTCCTTGTCATTGATTTCATAAGATCGGAAAGTCGGCTCTTGGGATTCAGTGATAGTCACAGCACCCGGCACTAAACCAAAGATGGCATCTACTGGAGCTGTATCCGTTACCAGCACAGGCTTACCTAATGTGCCTGGCTGTCCACCGTAGATAACCACACCCGCTTCTTCATATACTTTGTTGTCAATGGCCTGATCAACAATATCGAAGTAGGTGGTTGAGTGCATAACAAACAGATTTACGCGGTTGAACTTATCACCATATCTGCGTAAACCTTTGGTCAGTGTTTTCTTGCCATCTGTCGCAATATCCGCAGTCACCACCATTTCTTTGTTATTGCCAATAGCGGCACCTAAAGCAGCTAAAGAGTATTTGATATAACCCTCTAGTGAAGCATCTGCCGCATCGGTACCCACTAACTCAGAGAACTCCGATACATCACGGCCACGGCGTTTAAATGCTTCTTCTGTCGTTGCATAAGGACCATATTTCCAAGGTGCTTTTACATCAACAGATTCGCCCGCGCCGATTTTTTTGTTCTCTACAGATGCTGTGGAGTTTACATCACGATGCTCAATCGAACCGCCGATCTGATAAAATGCACGCTTACGGAAGTCCCCCTCAATAAAAAGGTTATCCAGCACAATTGCGCCGTTTGATGCCTGATTAAATACTGCTAAATTATCTTGACGGCGTTCTAAAAACGCAGTTTGTGCTAAATCGTTATAAATTACTAAATCATTATTAGTCGTCGTAGCCATTACTTATATTTCCTTACTCTTTTGGAAGTTTTAAATATGCGTCACGCCCGTATCGGCGAATATAATCAGCCTTGTCACTGGCGGACATTTGAGAACGTTTAAAATGTGCACCACCTTGTTTATGTTTCCCTGCATCTGTACCAGAGGCTGCGGGGAATAAGTGAGGAGCACTTTCTTTTAGGGATTCAATCCATTCAATAGGTGATAATGGCGTGCGACCATCTTTGCCCATGATTGGATTGCCATCTTCATCAACGGCTACGGCCTGACCTTCATCGTTGATCTGAAAAATGCCTTTGGCACGTAAAATTAAATCTTCTTGAGCACTGCTTAATGCACCCGCTTTCCCTGCTGCAGAACGAATTTCATCGCCTAACACACGAGCACGGAATTTATTTGCAAACGCCTCTGCCTTTTCAGCTTTAGAGCTTGCTTCTTTTAACTTCTTGTCGAAATCACCACGCAAACGCTCAGTGCGCTTATTGAGAACCTCGTCAATCTTGCCATCTGCAATGAGCTTGGCTTCTTCGTCATTCTCAAAGCGTTTAAGCATGCCCTTCACAGTGTCTGGGTCAATGCCTTCAAAACGTTTCAGGTTATCGCCTTGCTCTTTGAGCTTGCCTAGCAACTCACTGTTTTTAGCCTTTAGCCCTGAAACCTGCTGGTCGATAATAGCTTGAATTTCTGGAGTGATTTCCGGTGTTCCACCACCTCCACCTTGCGAACCATCATCAGCCTGTGAATAATATTTGCGTTCAATATTCATAAATAACATGTGATTCCCCTTGGGATTAGATGCGCCTAGCGCGTTGTAATAACTCAGCCCTGAGCTGAGTTTAGGTAATAAAAAAGGCCACCGAGGTGACCTTGTTAAATGGTTTATTGATTAGCTATATCCAGCCACTCTAAATGCCTGCTTGTCTATCTCCCTGAGTTGTTCGAGAGAAATAAACTCACCTTTGTCAGTATAAAACTCAGAAGGATTCATGCCGCCTTCTTTCATCAACCTAAATCGCGTCTCCCCAAACACCTGTCGCTGTCGCCACTCAGGTTGTCGCTGTATCCAATCAAGAAAATTAGTATCCGCTGGCACTTGCCCGTCCATTGATGCTCTCGTTCCTGCATCCATCTCATCTAAATCAATGCCTAATTCACGCCATGATTTAGTAATCAATGTTTCTGTTGAACGGCAATTGAAGTGGATTTTTCCGGGGCCTTGTAGATAAGGAACTTTATGACCAATAGGCTTACCTTCCAGCGTGTATCTCAACCTATCCCGAATAATGCAATCGTGAGATGTTTTATTATCGAGGGTAGATAACCATTGTTTACAATCAAGAATGTCTTTATTGGCATCAGCAAACTGATCTCGCGCTGTTGCTTGTAAATGGCTAATGGCCGTTTTAGCTATTGTCGTCGCATTAGCTCGGCTTAGTTGCAATACGCCATCCTTATAACCTTGGTTTGCATGTCCTCTGATTTTACGTCCGATTTCTACCGCACTATCACCATTTAAATAACCATTCCGAACAGCGTTATTTATGCGTGTCATGCGATCTGATTCTAATCCATCAGCCCATTCAGAAAGTAATTTCCCTTGAAATGGGCGAGACATGACTGAGGAAAATAGCATTTCCTCTGTAATGCTCATTAGTGGATATTTGCGTAGAACAACATCAGGTAGTAGAGCATCAAACAGTGATGGGTAGTAGCCAGCCTCATATAATGCATGCGCTCTCATTTCTTCTGTTAACAATGAAAAAGCACTATCAACTGCACGCTTATTAATACTTCTAACGCTGGACAGCAACGACTCCAATCGCCTTGCAGTGAAACTATTAACATCGATGGAGGTATCATCTAAAGACACTATAAGTGAAGCAGTTAATTCAGCATCAAACTCATTAAGTGCCTTTATCATGCGTCTAGCCACCCCTGTAGAATAGCGACCAGAAAACAGGGAGTGAGCAATCAATTCATCCATTAACCGCTCATTCACTGATCTCATGTCTCACCTACCATTGTCGGCTCTTGATTATTAAGCTCATCCACCACCACATCAACATCATCAGCGGGGTCGATAACATCATATTTCTGCAAACTTCTCACTAAGTCAGATTTACGCGTTGCGCCAGATTGCCATGCTGCGACGATTTCACGGATCATCGAACTATCGGCAATGTGATTAACGAGGTCTTTGTTAATCTCAAACGAAATGCCTGCAGTATCTAAACCTAAGTATTCAGCACACCATATTAGCGATTTACTGCATGCATCGGAAACATTAGAGCAACAGATGCTCAGGATAGAGGTTTGTGCGTTCTGTTCACCGACAGACTGAATAACCGTTTTAACTTTGATATCAGCAGAAACCAATTGAGCACCGAGCGCAACCATATAATCGCGTTTACTGTCCATTGCTTCTTTTGCCAGCATGTTAGGTTGAGCCTGAGCGTAACCAAAGAAACCTTTTTCTGGCAACATAATTGGCGAGCGAGAACCAACCATAACGCCTTTCTTTTCTAGATAGTCACGCCATTCTGTTCCTAGCCCACCTAGATAAGGTTGTATTTGCCCACAGAAGAAAACAGAATCTTCATAATCAGCAGAGTTTCGATAATGCCCTAGGTTGATTTTTGCCAATCCTAGAAGTGGGGCTTCATCAATAGTGTGATCATTATTCTGTGCACCAATAAATGTAAATGGAATTTCATTCCACACACCGTTACCAGCACGCGCAGGTATATACTCAGAAGAAATTTCAAAAACGCTACTTCCACTGGGCTTGCGATAGACACGACAGACAAACTTACCTTCTTCTATCGACAATACACGGTATTGAACCTCATCCTTAAAACCAAACCCGTCCTCTTCTTCCACCGTTTCACGCAATACCACCAGCGTTAACATCGTGCGCCCATTAATACGAGCTGTACGCCAGTTAATGATGTCTTCAGCACGATATTGGAATATGTACGGGAGTTTCGAATCACTGTTGTAATCAACATACAGACCATGCCGACCGACTTCCAATACTGACTCAAGTGAAGACTGAGCCAATTGATAGATACTTGAACCCGCCCCGTCAGCATCGTCTTTTAAACACGACAGCTTTTCGACGACAGCAACTAAGGGATCTTTTTTAAATGCCATCCCTATCATGCCGTTGCGAGTATTGCCCGTTATTGGATAGAACACCGCACGGTCTTGATAATCTTTATTGCGCTTCTTTTTACGCTCACTATCTTGCTCTTCAAGCTCAGGAAGATAGCTTTTTATATCTTCACCACCTCGACAAACAGAGCGCACTAACTCCCACTGAGGAGCAGCCGTTTTATACTCCGGTCGAGTGAAATCTACATTTGTTGTACTCATCAGAAGGTTGTTCCTAGGTTAATTTCGAATGCTGGGCGCTTGGTATTTCTTCTGCTCACCGCAAAATATCTAAATCCATCAGCATCATGTGACGTGTAATCGTGAAGCGGTTTATCTTTCCAACAGCCCCGCTTGTCATCCCACTCTTTGCGATAAGCTTCTAGATGAGCAATGCCTTCACTGCATTTGTGTTCATCGAACACGCAAAGTGGCAGAATTTCACGTACTGCCTCGATACCTTCATCGACTGAAAGCTTTGGCACCACTTCAAATCGGATTGAGTAAATTTGTCCGTCTATTTCGTACCCTTCACGCGCTAATTCACGTCGTGATTTCGCATCAGAACCAAACTCACGGTTATCGATATCATGAGGGCCATTGTGACTTGCATATGTGTAGCCTTTGTCTTTTAACACTTTCATGTAGTGCCGTAGACCTTCACCACTGTTTGAGTAGTGATCAATGACATGGAACTCTTCGCCCACTTCACGGATAAACCAAATTGATGTTGAATCACCGACGCCAATATCCCAGTACGTGTGAACCGGTAAGTGTGAGTTATCAGGAAGTGTGCCAATGCGTTTATTTTCGTACAGGTAGTGGAATTGCTTAGCGTAGTAAGCGCCTTCAACCGATTGTTGGAATGCCTCAGACGGTATTGACGGGTATTCCCGTTTCATATCGTCGCCAAGCGTTTTCTCTTTGGCGTAATACCATGCTTTCTGGCGCTCGTTTAATTGAACACCATGTTTGCTGGCTATCTCATCAAAGTAATCAACTAACCGCTGGGGTAATGGCTCAACAGGGTTAATGGCATACTCTGGATTCTTCCACCATGAGAAGAAAAAGAACTTCCAGTCTAGGTTAGAGAGAGTCTTATTCTGAATTTGCGCTTTCTCAGCAGACTGGCAATAATCGAAGAAATAACCTGCTCGACCCTCCGCTGTGCTTTCAATCGTCGTAAAACAATCGCTTGATACCGCCTCAAATGCGCCAGTGACAATCTCACGGGCTTTCTCTGGATACTTAGCACATATCTTACCGAACTCAGAAACGTGCAAATAACGGAGCGTACCGCCACGAAATGACGTGCTGATATAGAGCGAGCCGCCTTTGCTAAACACCAACTCACCAGCCGCATCATTACTCGCTGGGTTAGCCGCTTTGATTTCATCAGGTAGCTTGTCATAGGCATACTTTATTTTTTCCCTAAATAGTCGCTTAGCATCGTTAAGTGTGTGGGCTATCAATGCACATTTAGCCGCCTCAAATAACGCTGCGTCTAGCTGGATAATGCAGACCTCAGTAGTGAAGCCAAGCTGACGGGCTTTAAGGATAATGTTTCGCGTGTGCATCCCTTCAAAGTATTCGAGTTGCTCAGGCGTCATTTTAAATCGAACTGGCTTGCCTTCTTTATTGGTTATCCAGTAGAGGTGATTTAATCGCCAGAGCTTATCTCTCAATAATGCAAGATGTTCTGGCTTCATGATTATTCCTTAGATAAGTCGTCCATTAGTTCTGATAGCTGACTAGCTGTCTTATTCGGCTGAACATCATCAAGGCCATATGCTTGACGCTCAAGGCCAACTAAATTTTTAAATGTTTCGCTTAATGATTTGGCTGACTTAACGCGCTCAGGCAGGGAGATGATTGAGTGATAAATTTCATTGAGTTTGTCGCGTCCGTTATCATCAGGACTAAACATTAACTCGCCAAGTTTTCTTAAGGCTGGCACATCAGCACATTCAGCAGATAGTTCATCAAATAAGTTGTTGGTTAACTCTCTAGCCCTTCGAATATCGCCTCTATGCTCCATGCGGACATTAGCGATAACCTCGGCATTAGCCTCAATAAGTTGCCGTTCTGAAATAGCCTTTTCGGTGGCAACCAGACTGGCAACCTCCCTTTTGGCAACCAAGTTTTCAGCCCTAGCTTTAACCTTTGCCTTTAGATCTCGCTCCCATCCTTCTTTCTTGGCGCGCTTACTTATCGCCTGATGGGTTATCTCGTATTGAGAGGCTATTTCCCTTATGGACATCACGCCAGCTCGGTAAGCCGACTCGATGGCCTCCCAATCTGGTCTTTTAGCCATATTCATATCCTCAATAACAAATTAAAAAACTCACCGTAGTGAGCTTTGTGATTTGCAATAAAAAACCCGCCGGAGCGGGCTATTGTTAGATAGCAACTCCTCGTCGCCTTAACTCATCAATGATTGCATCAATAGCATCATGGATTACGTCAGTATTGTAGTAAATTGACAAGCCTGATTGATAAATGGTTTCCAGTAACTTGAAGTTATGCTTAAGATTGTTGATCAGCTGATCGGTTGTTTTAGACATTAGAATTCTCCTATGTCTTTTATAGAGCTTAATTGCTCACCTTTATTTATCCTCACAGGCCTGAAGAATGCCCAAAACACGCTATTTTGGGTCTAATTTATTTAGTATTCTATTTTTGCGCTACCGATTATCCTATTGGTCACATAAGGCTCTTTAGTGGTCATTATGCCTTTGTATGTTGAGCCATCTTTCTTAGTTGCTATTACGTGATATTTTTCAGTCATAGTTAGCTCTTCTTGTGATAGTCTTGTCGTAAGACGATATTGCATTGACATAGAGGGATCATGAGACAGTATCTTTTTGCTTTACTTATACCGTTCACTGTGTGCGCTAATGCAACAGATGAAACCCTGATATTTGAAATGGAGTGCTCTTGGATTAATTACTCCCAAGACGGCACCACCAAAAAAAGTGAGGATAGCCAGATATTTTCTGTTTATAAATCAAATGCAACACAAATCCTCAAGATAGCGCCAGCTAAAAAGAGTAGTCATATGCCATCTCCGACCTATGCTATGAAGGTAAAAGGAGCATACTCATCTCAATTCGGAGTACCTTATTACAAAGAATTCTATTGGATGAGCCACGATACAAGGCTTACATTACTTCGTGGAAATGACACAAAAGTAATAATTGAATCCATATCATCCCCAGGGATGCCTGTGATGGAAGCCACCTGCACCAAGCCTATATATACAGACGACAAAAAGTAACCATTCGCAACCATCATCACGTGTCACTACGTTACTTTGGTCACTTCTAGTCTGTTCCTAACAGTCAAGATATGATCACTCTCCTTAATGGATAAACGACTTATCTAATTGCTGATATATATATTTACTTAAGCTATACTAAGTAATTATCACTATACTTTGATTAATATCCTGTTAGTTTGCCCATGCACCCATGCTGGGCTTTTTTTTATTCCATGCATTCTTGTTTGATATAATCCTGCAACCCTTTAATCATCTGTTCTGACTCTGCAATTCGCTCTCTGAGTAACCAATAATTTCGGATAGCGGTGTCAGTAGGTCGGGCGGTGGTTGCATAAGCCAAGCTGGTGGAGGGAGTGGTTTTGACTTTGGGACACTCGGCTTTGATGTACACCCGCTCTGGATGACGCTCACTAATATCACGCAAGTGACTAATTTCATTCTTAGCATTCGCTAGCTCCTGCGTATATTGAATATCCAACTGATTTAATCGCATTATGCGTGCTTGATAGTCAGTATTAATAGACTTCTGTTCTTCGAGAGCCTCCGTTAGTTCTTTGTTTGTTTCTACTAATAGATTAATTCTGTTAGCTTGCCAATTAATCACCCAATAGCCTCCCACAATAATGCCTACAATCGCAATGACGGCATAGAGTTTTCCGTATTTCATGATTAGTACCGATGATATGAGAGTGCAATCTGACAGCGCTTTTCTAAACTCACTTGGTCTTTAGTACATGAGTTATCAATCAAGAGATAAATGCCAACAGCGACTGTAATGAGTAATGCAAGAATAAAGCCGATAATGATGATTAAAGTTTTCCATGACATAGTGCTGACTCCGCCTCTCGACGACTGACAAGCCCTCGCCAAACCTTTCCACCCGCATATACCCAACGTTTTATTTCTTCACAGGCACCCGCTCTATCATCCGCATTTAATTTCTTGAGTAATGTTGAGCGAGCAAATGCTGTCATTCCTACATTAAAAGCAAAGGAATATAAAGCGGCTTTGGTGTAGTCATCGAGTGGTACTTTGATTAATGCATCGACTTGCTGTTGTGTCTTAATAAAATCGCTTTGTAATAACGCATCACATTCTTGTTGTGTGTATCTCTTACCTTGAATAATATCTTTACCTGTATGCCCATAACAAACCGTCAAAACACCTGCCACATCACGATAAGGTTCATAACGCACACCTTCAAAATGGGCTATCACTACTAGCGCAATTGCTGTTGCTCCCGCAGTTGTTAGCGCAGCTATTTTCTGTTTGAGAGACATTAAATATCCTTTGGCGCTTTCACCATTAATTCAGCAAGTCTTTTTAATGTTTCAGTTGGGTTTTGTGGGTCAACATGACGAACAAGCTCTTCAAATAATTGAGTGCGTTTTCGCTGTTCTCGACGAGTCATAAAATAAGTAGCTAAACCTAGGGCCATGCTAAACGCCATCCCGATAACAAATCCCCATTCATATAATGAGAGACTGGCAAAAAATGCCGTTAGGCCTGCTGTTCCATAGGTTACATTGGTTAATTTATCCATACGCATAGTCACCCCCAAAGGAGTGTCCGTTGATGATGAGTGTGAGAGAGTTAAAAGTGAAACGATAAAAATTAGGCGGGCATTGATACTTTAAGTGCCTTTAATAAACCTTCAGGCAACTGTTCTTCCAGTGACGCATTAGAAACAATCACAAGACCATACATAGATATCCATGTATTCGTTTGTTGTAAGTGTCCTTGAATAAATTGCTTCGCTTTCTCTAACAAATAAACACAACTCTCTTGTGTGTTTTTACGCCAATAGGATTCAATCGCCACCAGCAATG